TAAAGATGCAGATGAGTTTTCAAGTTGGGTTTTATAATGGAGGGTAAAAAAAAACAATATAAGACAAAAGAGGTTAACATAATAAAGTTAGCTGAATTTTATAACAAGGTTAACAAAGACAAGAAAACGAAAGATGGCAAACGAAATATACGATAGTACTTGGTGGGGTAACACAATACAAACTGCATCTTCAATAGGAACATCTACTGAAATGATACAAGGTCAGTTTAATATGGAAGATAGGCAAGAAGTTGAAGCAGTTAAGTGTTTAGCTGATGCAATTCATAGAATAGGAATACAAGACATACAAAACTAAAAACAATGGCAAAAGTACTTTATGCTCACAGAAAGCAAACCGATGGAAGTATTTTTTATGTAGGTATAGGTACTGAAAAAAGACCATATACAAGTAAAAGTAGAAATGATTATTGGCATAATACTGTTAATAAATATGGATATTATGTAGATGTTTTGTCAAAAGAATTGAGTATTGAAGATGCTTTAGAGTTAGAGGAGTTTGTGATTTGTGAACTTGGTAGAAAAGATTTAGGTAATGGTAATTTAGTTAATCTCAATAATGGTGGAAAAGGTAATCTACAAGTTAGTGATTTGACAAAGAAAAAAATGTCTAAATCTGCAATGGGAAGAACCGCTTGGAATAAAGGTTTACCAATGAGTGAAGAGCAGAAAGCAAAATTAAGTAAAATTAGAGAGGGTGTTACATCTCCAAGAAAAGGTGTTAAAATAACGGAAGAAACAAGAGAAAAAATAAGAAAAGCGAATTTAGGAGGTAAAAGTTCATCTGCTAAAATGGTTTATAACACAAAAACAAATAAAACGTTTGAAACTATTAAAGAAGCTGCTGAATTTACGAATATTAATTATAGTACTTTGTCATCTATGCTTAATGGAAGTAGAAAAAATAAAACTAATTTAAAATTTAAAAAATAATGGCAAAACCAAAATTATGTCTCATACCATCCGCTCAAGGCGATAAATTTTATTCTGTACTACCATCAAGTGGTGTAGGAGATTTTGACTTTACTCGTAGTGGTTCAGCAACAAGAATAAACTCACAAGGACTGATTGAAACAGTTGGAAACGGAGTATCAAGATTAAACTATCCTTTAATTGATGGTAAGGTTGTTGGATGTCCAAGTCATTTGTTAGAGAATAGTGCAACAAATTTAATAACGTATTCAGAAGATTTTAGTCAAAGTGTTTGGACAAAGAATTTATCAAGTATAACATCTGACAATGCAATTTCTCCTAATGGTTCGATAGATGCTTCTAAATTTATAAGTAGTAATGATGGCTTGAATTCAAGAATAGAAGTTTTACCAACGTTAGCTGATAATACTGTTTATACACTATCTATTTTTGTTAAGAAAGGAGATTTAAACTTTATTTCTATAAATTTAAGAGATAAAACGGGGGTTACAAGGGTTGCTTATTTTGATATAAATAATGGGGTTTTAACAAGTACCATAAACTCGCCACAAGATGCAAATATTGAGTATTTTGGTAATGGTTGGTTTAGAGTAAGTATAACTGTAAATTCTTTAAGTGGTGTAACTACTCCAAGAGCGCAATATGTTTTAGCAAGTGCAGATGGAGATGTAGATACAGGACTAAACACTTTCTTATATATTTGGGGTGCTATGCTTGAGCAAGGTTCTCATAGTACAAGTTATATCAAATCTAACGGTTCAGCTACCACTCGTTCAGCAGAAACTGCTAATAATTCTGGAGATGCAGCTACGTTTAATGATTCAGAGGGTGTTTTGATGGTGGAGGGAAATATTCCAAAAGATGAAAATGTATTTAGAAATATTAGTATATCAGATGGTTCTTCAAATAATTTTGTAACTTTTTATACAACAGATACTTTAAATAAAATTACTTATTTATTGGGTGCTGGTGGTCAAGGTGCGGTATTTGGTTTAGATTATTTCTTTCAAGATATTACTATACCATTTAAAATAGCATTAGTTTATAGTTCTGGAAGAAATGAAATTTGGGTAAATGGCATAAAGGTAAAACAAAACTCTAACACATTTAATTTAATGTCTGGTTTAAATGAACTTTCATTTGATAATGGAACTGGAAGTGGAAATTGGTACGGAAACACTAAACAAGTACAATACTACGATTCAGCATTAACAGATAGCGAATTAGAAACACTAACGTCTTGGGTATCTTTTTCAGATATGGCTAATGGACAACAATATATAATAGAATAGATATGGCAAATACTTTAAATTTAGGAACAAATGGTAATTGGGCAACGAAGAAAGATTCTTTGCTTGGGTACAATTCAGAAAATGGAAACTTTAAACCTTTGCCTTTTGACTTTACAAGAGCATCAAGTGCTACTGTTGTAAACAAAGATGGTTTAATTGAAACAGTTGGTAGTGGACAACCAAGAATAGATTTTTTAGGTAATACACAAGGTGCTTTAAAACTTGAGCCACAGAGGACTAATTTATTTACATATAGTGAAGATATATCAAATTCTTTTTGGATAAAAGATAATATTTCAATAACTAATAATAGTATTGTTTCGCCTGATGGGTTGCAAACTGCAGATAAGTTGGTTGAAAATACTTCAAACAGTAAACACAGATTTTTTAACAATAATTTTGGTTTAACTTCAGGTAGTGTAAGTTTATCTTGTTTTGCTAAAGCAGGGGAAAGAGATGAATTAGAATTTAGTGAAGGAGTAGGTGGAAATGGCATAAAAGTAAATTTAACTGATGGTACATTTACACTATTACAAAGTGCAACAGGTGGTGTGCATTTTATAGGAAATGGTTGGTATCATATATATTTTAGTTATACAGTTTCATCTTTTGTTCAAACTCGTGTTGCTATATTAAAAGACGATGTAGATATTTATCAAGGAGATGGTTCAAGTGGACTGTATGTATGGGGTTTACAACAAGAAGTCGGAAGCTACGCTACTTCGTACATACCAACACAAGGTGGTGTAGTAACGAGGTTGGCTGATAGTTGTGATAACGGAGGTAATGAGCAAGTGATAAATTCAACAGAGGGTGTATTGTATGCAGAGATTAAAAGTTTTGAAAATGATAATGTAAATAGATACATTTCTTTATGTGATGGTAGTTCTTCAAATTCTATAAGAATATATTATTATTCAGATGCAGGAACTGTTTTTTTTAGAAAAAATGTAAATAACGTTGGTGTAATAACTTCATCTACAAATTTAATAAACAAATCAGAATTAACAAAAATAGCAGTAAAATATAATTCTACAAGTTTCGATATATTTTCAAATGGGGTAAAAATATTAACGAATACAAATTCTGATACTTTTGCAAACAATACTTTAAACACTATTACTTTTACAGATAGTAATGGTTCTACATCTCCATTTTTAGGAAACGTAAAAGACGTAAAACTTTACAACACAGCATTAACAGACCAAGAACTAATAGCATTAACAAGCAACTAACAACAATATAAATTATATACAATGAGAATTTCAAAATACGAGTTTAACAGTAAAGAACAAGCACAAGAAAAGATTGATGCTTTAGGTACTGCAACAGATGAAAACGGAAACGAATATCCAACTCACAAAAGTACGATTGTACAATTAGGTAACATCGTTTTAGAACAAGGGGAATACGATGAAGAGGGCGAAGAAATTACTGCTCCAGTATTATCAGACAAATGGCATTTAGACGTTGCTTGGAGTGATTCAGATATCACAACAGTAGAAGAAGAAGCTGTTTTAGATGAAGAGGGTATGGTAGTAACACCAGAGGTTGTATCGGTAAATCATCCTTATGGTTGGAAATCTTACGCAGTAGAAATCGAGGGAGATGGAGTACATTCATTCTTTGGGTTAAGTTATGAATCTCTAAAACTCTAATAAATGGAGAACAAAATAAGCGAAAATACAGAAGTAACACTTGATTTAAAGACAATAGCTTTGGTTGTTTCTTTTACTATTTCTATTGTTGGTTTGTATTTTACGCTAAAAAAGGATATTGAGTTAGCAAAGGAATTACCAGAACCTCAAGTTACGAGGACAGAGTATGACCTAAAAGACCAACTCGTAAGGGAAACTATTATGAATACACAAGAGAAAGTTCAAGAGAATAGTAATAAGTTGGATAAGATAGATGAGAAGCTATATAGAATAATCCAAAAGTAATGTTATGAAAAAGTGTTTAATTCTAATATTTCTATTTGTATCATTAAAATCTTATTCTCAAGAATTTAGTTTATTGGAGATAAACGCAAAGTGGAATGCAAAGAATAGTTTAAAAATAAAAAGGTTAAAAGGTATACCAATAAAAACTGCTTGGTTAGAACAACAACCAAAGTCAATACAAAATAGAATTAAGTCAGTACCAGTACTGATACTTATAAGAGATGATAGACCAATCTATCAATGGGTAGCTGGAATTGATTTAAAACTAAATATTACAGAAAGCGAGTTTAATAGAATATACAGTAAATTAAATAAGAATGAGTAAATACTTTAAAGAGATAGAATATAATATGGATGAAGAGTTTCTTGCTAAATTAGATAAAGCAAGAGAGTTCGCTAACATACCTTTTACTATTAACTCTGCTTACAGAAGTCCAGAACAAAATGCAAGAGTAGGTGGTAAACCTAATTCAAGCCATTTAAGAGGTCTTGCAGTTGATATAAGAGCAAACGATAGTAGTACAAGATATATTGTCTTAAACGCTCTTATAAGCGTTGGCTTTAATAGAATAGGTATTGCAAGTTCATTCATCCACGTTGATGACGATAAAGAAAAAGCGAACAATGTAATTTGGACATATTAAGAGGATTGTTTCATACGGTTATGTTTATTATGGGAGCAATAATAAGAACTGACTGTGTTAAATATCCAAACCTACTAATGTTGTTTAGTTGGTTATTAATAATAGTATTAAGTATAAAAAAATTAATTCTCTTTACAAAAGGGGTTTAATATGATAAGAAATCAAGATTATATTAACTAATAGTTATAACCTAAAGTGATTATGGAAATAAACTTAATTTTATTAGTGCCTAATGCAATGATATTAGGATGGCAGTATCACGAACCAGAGAAAGGATTTGAGTATTCAGAACTTAATCTGTTTTTATTCTTTGGACAGATACAAGTACGATGGGAGTAATTACTCTCGTTAATCGAACAAGGGTAAATAACTAAACTTACACAAATGGGAACTGTATTTAAATTATTAGGAAACTTAATTGGTATTGGTAAAGATGCTTTACAGAATAAAGCTAAATTAAAGCAATTAAAACAAGAACAAGAGTTTAAGGTATTGGAAGCACATACCAAAGCTAATGTTGATAGAATCCTATCTAATACGGATAGTGATAATCAAATAGATTTAATTACTGCACAACAAAAGAATAATACATTTAAAGATGAGGTTATAACATACCTTTTTTTAATACCTGTATTCATAGCTACTATTACACCTTTTATTATAGCTTTTAAAGAAAACAACTACACTAACCTATCAGAAGATATAAGAATATCGTATGAAAACCTTAATAAATTACCAACTTGGTATAAATATGTTTTAGGTGCTATTGTCATAGATGTATTAGGTTTCAGAAGTTTTGCAAGAAAGATTGTAGATAAATATGTAAAATAATTTTTTTATTTAAAAAAAAATATATAACTTTGTAATTTATTAATACTTCACTATTATAAAAATAATTATAAAAAAAATAATAATAATTAATATTATATTAAAAATAATACTATTATAGTATAAAAATAAATATAAGATATCTGACCCCTATTCAATAAAAAAAATATACACTTATTAACAAAAGTTTGTTTATTAAGTATAATAAAATTATCTTTACATATGTCTTTGAGAAAGGTACATAAACGCAAGAAGGAAAGTTTCTCTTTACACAAGGTAGAATATACAGATACCTATACAGAGGAAATGGATTGTGAAGGTTTAGCAGTACTTAAATGGAGTATGTTTGATAGTCCTGATAAGTTAGGTAGTGGTAAATACTTTATGGAGAGTGAACCAGTATTCATATTGGATGAGGTGTTTAGAAAAGAAAGGCTCTCAGGTTTTATATTGAGAGGATATGTAAGTAAGACTTATGGTGATAAGATAGCTATACCATCTAATAGTGGGCATAGAGTTGGTAAATCCATAAAGTTTAAATGTATTAATAAGGCTAAAAGGCTTAAACTAATTAGAGGTCTTATTCAATACGGTATAGAAAGAATAAATGTTTCTAATGAGTGGATATACTTCGATACAGATAACTACTTAAAAGATCAAGAGTTTGTTTTGTTTTAATTATTTCATTTTGTTTTTTAATTATGGAGAGGTGTAAAAGCCTCTCTTTTTTAACTTTAACATTTCTTTAACATTTACTTTAAATAATTATTTGTATGTTTGCAGAGTAATTATTAAATAAAGTATTATGGAACAATCAAATTGTTGTGGTGCAAGTAGACTATGGGAAACCGATATTTGCAACAGATGTAAAGAACACGCTGACTTTGCTGATTGGGAGCAAATTGAAGAGCAGGTGTATAATGAAACAAGTAAATCATTTACTAACAAACTTAAAAACTTTTGGGAACAATGGAAAGTACTACGAAGATAAACGACTCTGCTTGGGATAAGTTAAAGAAGCAGATTGAATATCACTTAGAACAAGATAGTAATTTAACTGATATTAGAATTAACTACCAAGTTAAGATACCAGCGAGAGGCACAAGAAACTACTTAGGATTAAACGTAAACATAAACGAATAAATAATGAAAGACTTAATAGATTTTAAAAATGCACAGATTAACGCATTACAGAAAAGATTATTTGAATTAGAAACTAAGGTAGGTGAGTATGAAACCTACATCTTTGAACTAACAGATAAAGATTGCCCAACAGAGTACAAACAAATAGTTAAAAACGAATTATTAAAACCAGAGTAAATTATGACAATTTTAGAAAAATTACAGAAGATTCAATTAGAGTTAAAGGTCTCTAAAGCACAAACAAATGCGTTTGGAAAGTACAAGTATCGTTCAGCAGAAGACATCTTAGAATCCGTTAAGCCATTTGAAGACAAGTATAAAGTACTATTTAAGATTAACGATAAGTTAGTTCAAGTAGGAGAACACATTTATGTAGATTCAGAAGCTAAGATTATTGACATTGAGTCAATAGATAGAGAGAGTTCAGTATCTTCTACTGCACAAGCTATTATAGATTTCCAAGCTAAAGGTATGCAAATGCCACAGAGAACAGGAGCTGCATCTTCTTACGCTAAGAAATACGCTTTAGGGAACTTATTATTGATAGATGATACTAAAGATAGTGATGCTACAAATAATCACTCTAAGAACGCTAAAACTACATTAACTCAAACAAGTACTGAGTTCGATAAAGTAAAGAAGTATTTAAAGGATGGTGGTTCTATGGAAGCAGTAGAAGCAAGATACACTATGTCAAAACAAGTTAAACAAATCTTAATTAAATAATATGAATAGTATAGAGCTAAAGCCAACAGAGAAAGAAGACCATTACAGACTATTACTAAATGGAGTAGATGTAACTGGCGAACAAGAGAGAAGTGTGTTTAGACACATTATAGAGACTATAGATAACGGAATAGAAGTAGGAATATAAATATTAACAATTAAATTAAAATTAGAATTATGAGTTTACAATTAACAGGAACAATTAAATTAATCGGAGAGAAACAAGTATTTGACTCTGGATTTCAGAAAGTAGAATTTGTTATCACAACAAATGACGAGAAGTACCCTCAAGATGTTAAGTTTGAAATCGTACAAGATAAGGTAGATGACTTTATCAAGTATAACAAAGTAGGAGCATCAGTAGATGTAGATTTCAATGTTAGAGGTAATGAGTATAATGGTAAGTACTATGTGAGTCTTTCGGCTTGGAAAGTGTTTAAATCAGGAGCTAATGCACCAGCAACAGATATTGGTGTACCAACAGAGGAGTTAGCAACTAACGATTTACCATTTTAATTAAACTATTGGGAGGCGAAAGCCTCCCTTTATTCTTGAATCGTGATAAAAAAAGAACCTGCACATATAAAAGGTATTTGTATCGAATGTAATAAAAACGTTCAGACACTTAGACAGACTATTAAAGGAGTGAAAACATATAGAGCGACTTGTTCGTCTTGCCACTCTAAAAAATATAGGTCAAAGTTTAAGTACAAGTCTCATAAAAAAGACACCTGTGAGTCCTGTGGCTTTAAAGCTGTTCATAGTTGTCAGTTGGATGTTGACCATATAGATGGAAATCATAACAACAACAAATTAAGTAATCTTCAGACTTTATGTGCTAATTGTCATAGGCTTAAGACTATTACAAACGGAGATAATTATTAATAAACAAAACAAAAAATATGACAGAACAAGAATTACAAGAACAGAACGACCACATAATGTATATGCAATCAATAGAAGAAGAATGTGCTATTGATATAAATAAAAAGATTGAGCATCCTCCTATAGCTATTGGGTTTAAGACTAATAAAGTAGCATTTAAAGATGGTAATGTAAAAGAGTTTCCAACTGCAATTTGCACCTATGGTAACTTTAGCTTTGTACAAGCACCTCCAAAATCAATGAAGACTTTCTTTGTTAGTTTATTAGGTTCAGCCTTTTGTAATCCTAATGGTAGCTTTACGAAGGGTATGAGTTCTTTTAGGGAGGATAAACACTTTGTACACTTTGATACAGAGCAAGGCGAATGGCATTCACAAAGAGTGTTTAAGAGGATAGAATGGATGAATAAAGGATTGAACTTAGATTTCTACCATACCTTTGCTTTAAGAAAAATAGGGTATAAAGATCGAATAGATTTTATACAGTATTACTTAGACTGTATGAGGGAAGAAGGTAAAGAGATAGGTTTAGTCGTGATTGATGGAATTGCTGATTTAGTTAGTGATGCTAATAATTTAGAGGAGTCTTCTGCTATAGTGCAAAAGATAATGTCTTGGACAAGTATCTATAACTGCCACATTGTAACTGTAATCCATAGTAACTTTGGTTCAGATAAGCCAACAGGACACTTAGGTAGTTTCTTAGAGAAGAAGGCAGAAACTCAGATACAGTTAGAGAGAGATGAGAATAAGTTTGGCTGTATAACAGTATCTTGTAAGAGAAGTAGAAACACACCATTTGAATCATTTGACTTTAACTTAGATGAAAGCGGAGTGCCTAAGATCATTAGTCCTGATGAGCTGCTTGGCTTCTAACTAATTTGTTAATAACTTTGTAATAAAAACATATACAAAAAGCATTATATTTATAGTATATAACATAATTATGAAAGATTTTAGACCAAGATTAAAAGGTAAGATACTAAAAGCCTACCAGAACCTAACTAAAGTAGAGAACAGAGTCCTTGTTATAGGAGACTTGCACGAACCATTTTGTTTAGATGGTTACTTAGATTTCTGTAAAGAGCAGTATGCTATACACAACTGTAACAAGGTTGTTTTTATTGGAGACGTTATTGATAACCATTATTCAAGTTATCACGAATCATCTGCTGATGGTTTAGGTGGTAAGTTTGAGTTGGAACAAGCAGTATCTAAATTAGCTAAATGGTATAAAGCATTTCCTAATGCAGATGTTACTTTAGGTAATCACGATAGAATAATCATCCGTAAAGCACAATCATCTGATATTCCAAGTAAATGGATCAAGGAGTTTTCTGAGGTATTAGAGACACCTAATTGGAACTTTGTAACAGAAGTTTATTACGATGGTGTTAGGTATGTTCACGGAGATAAAAGTGGTAAAGCAAGAATGGCTGCAAAGAGAGATATGGTATCTACTGTATCTGGACACTACCATACAGACTTTTATTGTGAATGGATGTTTGGTAAGACAAGAGCTATCTTTGGTATGGCAGTAGGTTGTGGTATAGATAGCAAGTCTTATGCTATGGGTTATATGCAAGGAGGTAAGAAAGAGGCTATTGGTCTTGGTATTGTGTTAGGTGGTCATACTGCTTTTAATGTTAAGATGGATTTATAATGAACGTTTCTAAAGAAAGGTTAAATAGATGTTCTGTTGATGGCAACAAGTTTGAGAATCTATTTATGGAGAAAGTTATTTCAACAGGTCTTAAGTTTAGAAAAGGAACTAAGCAAGATGATTGGTATAAGCACATAGATTGCTATGTTAATGGCTATGGGGTTGATGTAAAAGGTAATAGACACCTAAACACTATATGGCTTGAATATTCAAATGTAAACGGAAATAAAGGTTGGTTGAGAGGAGATGCTAAGTATATTGCTATGCACATACAAGAACTTGATTGCTTCTCTATATACAATAGAACTGATTTACTCAAGTTCATAGAATCAAACGTAAAAGAAAAAACCACAAATAAAAATGATTACCTAAAATTTTACACAAGAGAGAAGTGGGGTAAAAAAGATTTAATAGCTAAAGTTAAATATTCTGATATTCAGCATTTAGAATTAAAGAGAATATAAAATATGACTCATAAAATAATATCTCCTTTATTTGTAACTCTACCGAGAAAGACTGTCAAAGACAAGAGGATTGCTTTGAATATGAATACCTATAGGAACTTACATCATAGAATAAGTAATGATGCTAAGAAAGCCTATTCAGAGGCTCTTAGAGAGCAGTTAGAAGGGTTGTCTATACAAACACCTGTCGAGATAACTTATAAGGTCTTTAAAGCCTCTAAAAGACGTTTAGACAAGATGAATGTGATTAGTGTAGTAAGTAAGTTCTTATTGGATTCGATTACTGAGTATGGTTGTTGGGAAGATGATAATGACCATTATGTAAAGACAGAGACTATATTGCCAACAGAATTAGATAGAGAAAACCCAAGAGTAGAGATAAATATAAAAGAGATTTAATGTTAGAAAAAATAGCAGTTCATCAAGAGTTGTGGATTAAGATGCTTGTTAATTTAGGATGCGATATAAGCCTTGCTAAAGACTTAGTTCAGGATATGTATTTAAGAGTTCATAGACTTGTTAAAGACCCTGAGAGAATAATGTACAAGGGAGATATAAATAGGTATTTTATATGGAAGACATTAAGAAACTTATACTATTCTCATCTAAAAAAAGAAATGGGTAGTATATTCTATAGGATATTAGAAAACGATGAAGTTGTTCAGTCAGAGTACAATATGGAAGAGGATGATGCTTTCAGTAATATAATGACTCAAGTAAGAGAGATAGTATCAGAGTGGAGTGTTTATGATAAAAGGTTGTTTGAACTTTACTTTATACAAGGCTTATCATTAAGAGCAATATCTAAAGGTGCTAACATAGGATTAACATCAATACATAATTCTATACTAAACTACAGAGCTATATTAAAAGAACATTTATCAGAGGATTTATTAGATTACTTTAACCAAGATTTTGACAAGATATGAGACCAGATAATTATTATTTAGAATTAGAGAAACAAGGGTACTACGAAACTATAGACAAAAGGTCTAAAGATTACAGAGAGTACAAAGAATGGAAAGCATCCAAAAGAAGTGAAGACTACAATAAGTTAAAGCAGAATGTAGAAACACAGTCAAAAGGTGTAGGTGATACGGTAGCTAAGATTACTAAAGCTACAGGAGTAGACAAGTTAGTTAAATTTATAGCTGGTGAGGACTGTGGTTGTGATGAGAGACAAGTTCAGTTAAATAAGTTGTTTAGCTACAAAAAGATAAACTGTATATCAGAAGATGATTATGCTTACCTAAGTGATTTTGTAGATAGAAAAACAAGTAAAGTAACTAATGAGCAGAAGGTAAGATTGATTACAATACACAATAACGTATTCAATACAAATCAGAAAACCAATACGAGTTGCTCTCCTTGTATATCAGGAGTAGTGAATAAACTTAAAAAGTACTTGCAGGTTTATAAATAGTTTTGTAGATTTGCTTCATATTAAAACAAACATATTATGAAGCGAATTAAAGAAGAACGACTGATAAAGTTTTGGGAGTTTAAAGTAAACCCAATAACAGGTTGGGTTGATGATAAAAGAATACAGAAAAAGCCTAAGCGTAAAAATTTAAAAGTTACGTTATGAAAGTAATATTTGATGCAGATAGTTTAATATACGCTTCTTGCTTTAAGAAGAAGGAGGATAGAGAATCAGCAGAGGACATATTTGAGACAGATATTAATGTTGCTTTTGATAAGTTCAATAATAACTTTGGTAAACTATTAGCTTTCTTAGAGGATTTAGTTCCTGTTGACGAGATTGTTTTCTGTAATGGCTCTAAGAATAACTTTAGGAAAGACATATCCCCTACCTATAAACTTAACAGAACACAGAAGAGACCAGAGATATTACTACCTCTACACGAAAGAGTTAAGTTTCATTACGATTCTGTTTATGGGGATGGTGTTGAAACAGATGATGTTGTAGCTACACTATGGGCAGAAGAGGTTGAGAAGAATGGTGTAGACTCAGTTATTATAATGTCTTTAGACAAAGACTACAAACAGTTCCCTTGCTGGTTCTATGACTACAATTACAAGAGAAGAGAGTTAGTTAAGATTAGTGAAGAGGAAGCACTTAACAACTTTTATTCTCAAATGATAATCGGAGATACTGCTGATAACATAAACTACTGTAAAGGTTATGGCAAGTCTTATGCTAAGAAGTTATTTCAAGAGGCTAAAAGCGAATACTCATTAGTTAGTAGAACCTATAGACTGTACAAGGAGATATATGGAGACGAGGCTAAGTCTATGTTTAACGAAGCTAAATCACTACTAACACTTAAAACCGATTGTTATGAGAACATTAAGCGATGAAGATAAAGACATCATAGAATTGTACTTTACAAATGCTATAATTGAAATACAAGAAGGTTGTCCTAAATACGTCTTAGAAGAGGTCTTAGAACATTACGAAGAACAAGAGTACTACTTAGCTTGTGCTGGTATAAAGAAAGCCTTAGATTGGCATCATATGAATACCTTCACTAAGGCTATGGTAGAGATAGATAATATAAAAGAAAACAATAATTTAAATTAAAACAAACAATATGTTAGGATACAATAAAGATAACGCAGACGAATTAGCAAAAGACTTTGAAGAGTTAACAATGATGGAATTGAATAGTGATTCAAGGGAAACAGAGATAATGATTACCAGAACACTTTTTTATAAGGTGTTAAGAGATTTAAACTTTATGAATGATAGGATGATTTCAGAATGGTTTAAGTCAAGAGGAGTTAACAAAGGTCGTTCATCTATAACTCACGCTTTACAGAAGATAGGTATTTACTACAAGTCTTATGCAGTATTTAGAAACAGGTATAATGTTTACTTTAATGATAGAGCAGAAGAGTTCCTTACAATAGAACAAGCCCAAAAGAAGGCAATTAAGGACGTTAAACAGAATTTACATACAAACACACTGAACAAGGGTAAGGATAGCTTAGACATCCTTATAGATAGCGTACCACAAGACAGAAGAGATGAGGTAAGAGAAATTGTTAGTTTAAGAATTAAGTCTTGGAGTTGGAAAAGCAAAGACCAGTGTGAAATAATACAAGGGGAGTCTTCTTTAGAAGGTTACTGTTTTTAATAGATAAATTATATAGATTATGGGAATAATAATTATAGTACTTATAATAATAGTAATAAAAATAATAGTTACGATTAAAGACAGCTAATTATGAGAGGTACACAACCACATTACGAGAATGGTAAAGACTATGACATTATAGATGTTATAAGGGATTACGACTTGAACTTCTGTAGAGGTAATATCATTAAGTATGTTGCAAGAGCAGGTAAGAAACAAGATGAATTGCTTGACTTGATTAAAGCGAAGGACTACTTAGAGAGAGAGATAGAACTATTAAGGGAGGCTAATTAGCTTCCTTTTTTAGTTTAAATGTTAAAGAAATGTTAAATAGTATTGTCAATTCAAAAAAGTATTGTAGATTTGAATATCATTAACAATTAAAAGAAACATTATGAAAGAACAACTAAAGGACAAGATATTGTCAATCAGACCAGAATATTCAACAGAAGGGTTTTCATCGAACCCACTTCCAAATGAGGTTTCTATCTATTACGAAGGAGAAGATTTTACAATAGATTTATTCCTTGACATCAATGATGTGTTAAGAATAGACATATTAGAAGGAGAAGACGCTTATGACTTATCTGATGAGGATATTACCTTTCTATGTGGTTACTTATCTGGTCTATTGGAGTACGAAATACAAATTACCAAGAACTATTATGATGCGGAAAGAGGTCAGCAAGACAACTATTATTACTATAGCTAAAAAACAAAATAACAACACTTTAGTTATCATAATATGAGTAATTCACAAGAGATTAAGCCAACAGATGGTAGAAAAGGGAATAGTCGTAAGAAATCTATCCCCAAGTTGCCAATTCCAGAAAAAGAGAGGTCTAATAAACCTGCAATGAATACTGCAAAGAAGAATAGGAAGAAACAATACGCTAAAAAGGCTATTAAGAACGTATTTGGGAGCGAAGTAAACGCTTTTGAGAGTTTAGCTAAGAAAGCAGAAGAAGGTAGCTATAATCATATGAAATTGCTTATGGATTTTGCTTATGGAGACGATAAAGAGACTGTTAACAACAAAGTTCAAGCACCTGTGATTAATTTCTTTGGAGATAGTGTTGAAGGTAAGAAGATTAAGGAGAAGATTATAGACGTAACACCAAAAGATGAGTAAGATAGACATACACGAGAAATACATACCTATTTTCAAGAATGAGAGTAGGTATTTTGTTGTTACAGGAGGTAGGGGTAGTGGAAAGTCGTTTGGAATCAATGTTTTCTTGCTAAATCTTACCTATGAGGTAGGACATAAGGTTTTATTCTCAAGATATACGATGATGTCAGCACATACATCTATTATACCTGAATTTATTGAGAAAATTAACCTAATGGGTGTTCACGAAGACTTTAGGATAACTAAAGATGAAATAATGAACCTTAAAACAGGTAGTTCTATCATATTTAAGGGTATTAGGACATCGTCTGGTAATCAAACTGCTGCTTTAAAGTCTTTGAATGGTATAACTACGTTTGTAGTCGATGAAGCAGAGGAACTTGTAGATGAAGGTGTTTTTGATAAGATAGATTTCTCTATACGTTCACAAGTTAAGCAAAACAGAGTTATATTGATACTGAATCCAACAACTAAAGAGCATTGGATATATCAAAGATTCTTTCAGAACGAAAACGTATTGGCAGCATCTAACACTATAAAAGGTAATGTTACTTATGTGCATACAACTTATAAGGATAACAAGAAGAACTTATCTCAGTCGTTTCTACAGAGAATATATGAAATGAAACGCAAGAGACCAGATAAATACCAACATCAGATATTAGGAGGTTGGCTTGAGAAAGCAGAAGGTACTATTATAAGAAAATGGAGAGTTGGAGACTTTATTCCTACAGAACTTACTTGCTATGGGCAGGATTTTGGATTTTCAGCCGATTTAACGACACTTGTGAAGATTTCTATAGATAAACACGCAAGAAAGGTTTGGGTTAAGGAAATCTACGGAAAAGCACATTTAAACACATCTGAGGTAGCTACAAGGAACAAGAATGAGTGTGGTATGGATTTGATTATCTGTGATAATAGTGAACCACGTTTGATCTCAGAACTAAAAACATTGGGTCTTAACATAAAGCCTACGATCAAGAAGAAAGGTAGTATATTATCTGGTATTGCACTTATGCAAGATTACGAGATAGTAGTAGATAGAGGTTCTCACGGTATAATAAGAGAGCTAAACAACTATGTATGGAAAGATAAGGGTGAAGCACCAATAGATAAGTTTAATCACTTTATAGATGCTATTAGGTATGGTATGATGTACTTAGTGCAAGGAGTAAACTCTGGAGTTTATGTGATAAGGTAAAAATAAAATGTTTAATATGAAGGGGGTCAATTAATTTTGTTTCCCTTTTTTTGTTTAATATGATGGGGTTACAACCCTGTGTATGTGTAATTGTGATTCTCAATTAATGGTTGGTTTGTCCATTCTCTATAATACACATTAAACTTTTTCTTGCTTAATCTAATTGCATCAGAGTTGGTATCAACCTCTCCAGCAACAACGCCAGAATCTTTATCTATCTTGGTCATCCTTTTTAAAAATACAAATGCTTTTGTTTCTCTGTCTATTATAAAAAAATTATAAATAGTTCTGTCGTAACCTGATTCTCTGTAATAAATAGTTTGTTTCATTTTGTTTTTAATTTATGTTTAATATGGAGGGGAATGTTTAATATGATGGGGTAACCCTGTGTTTAATATAATGGGGGTCGTTTAATATAATGGGGGTATTTTTGTTATTTGGAACGCTTCTAAATAGCTTATTTAGACTGACAATAAATAGTAAATTTATTTGTGTATGTGAAAAAATTATTGTAGTTGCGTGCGTGTTCATTACTTTAAAATTATATCACAAATTTACAATACTATCAAAACATTAAAAAACGTTAAAAAACTATTTTTGTGTTATTTTTACATTTTTTTTGTTTTTTTGTTGTTTATTCAAAAATAAGTTGTATCTTTGAATTGTCAATAAGGCACAATACTTTAAAACTAAAAAAATGAATACTAAACAAAAAATTACATTAGTAATACTTTTATTAATCGGATCACGATTAATAGTAAACCAAATAATTAACAATTTTAATTTCGTACTATAATGAAAGAAACAATTAAACAAATTAGAGACCTCGCAACAGCAACAGACAATTTTTATTTATTAGGCAAGTTAGAAATTTTAGAAATAGAAATACAGACAGAAATTGCAAACCAAAAAATAGAACTACTTAAAAAATACATATAATTATGAAATCAATTATTACGCAAAACAGTAAATTAAAAAAAACATCTAAGGAACTCGGATTGAGAGTTTTTAATTTTGGGATAACAGCCTACAAAACAAGTAAAGGAAAAATTACGTGTCCTTTCGCGGATGCTTGTATAAAATTTTGTTACGCTAAAAAAGGAGCGTATACTTGGTCAAACGTTGCAAAGGTTTTTGAACAGCGTTATGAACTTACTAAACAAACTAATTTTATTGAAGTTATGAAAAACGAGATAATAAAAAAACGTGTTGATTTTTTAAGGGTTCACGACTCAGGAGATTTTTATTCTAACAAGTATTTTTTAAAGTGGATGCAAATAGCCGAGCAATTACCTAATGTTAAATTTTATGCGTATACAAATAGCATATCAATTGTAAAAAATAATAGTAGTTCGATCCCGAATAACTTTGATTTTATATTTTCGGATAGTGGTAAACAAACTAATTTAATAGACAAAAATAAAGATCGTCACACTAAAATATTTAAAACAGAAACCGAGCTACAAAATGAGGGCTATATCAACGCATCTAAAATAGATCTGTTCGCTTCAAAGTACATCAACCCAAACAACAATAAAGTAGGTTTAATATATCACTAAAAATAAAACAAATGTATACACTAAAAATTAACAGTAACTTAAGTATAAAACTATTAACAACTAACAAAGGTTTTATTTGTTATAACTTAACAGATGACAAAACACAAATAGATAGTTTTGTATTGACTGATGATTTGTTTAGGTATAAAAATAGGTTTGAAAGTTTTAAGGCAATTAGCTGTATTAAAAAACAATTTAACACTATAACATTTTAAAATAATATAATTATGAAATTTCAATTTTATTATATCAACCCAAACAACAATAAAAAATATATAATAGGTTCTCAAGAGTGTAAACAACCGCAAAGAACTAAATTGTATAAAAGTTTAGAAACAAATTTCAATTGTGGTTTTATTGATAGATATGGTTTTGAACCTTATAAGGAAATTTAATACTACATTTTTATCTATAGATTAATACTATTATAATTCATTTTGTAATAGTATTTTTTTATGCAGTTATTTTTGTAATTAGTTGTTAATTAGTGTGAGTATATTGTAACGGGTTAAACCACTATTTAAACATCATTTAAGCGCTTCTAATCAACCCAAATATCTTTTTAATACTAACACATCATTCACATTTAGATAGTAGCTTAAATAGTCGATTTGACGTAGTATGAATTAGTTAGGGTCGTAGTATGCATCTTCAATGAATTCTACCTATATCCGATATACTTGAATAGTGAAATATCTTTTCGTTTAAAACTGACATATCAATTTTGAAAATATAATTATATGCTCGATGGTTAGATATGCACCCTCCTATAATCTTAATGTATGTTAATTGTTAGTTAACTGATATAACTGGTATGCTCGTTAGTTTGAATATCTATTGGGTGCAACGAAGATTATAAAGGTTATAGATGCAATTACTAAGGAGGCTTAATGTATCTGAACCAATAGCCATATTACTGCTAAAGTTTGGTAGGTTAAAGAGAACTACTGCTCTGTATATTATGATAACTAAAAAGGTTGTAAAGTGTTCGCCTACTATAGATAAATAATATAGTAGTTACTTGCATTATAAGTTTTTCTTATTGTTAATCAATAATCTTATATTTTTTGTATATTATTTTAGTTCTACCTAAAAATAAATTACATAAGCTATTTGATGTTACACCTAATTTTTCTGATAAATACCATTGATTAAATCTCTCTTCTTTATTTGTTTCAATATTTAATATATTTCTCCATCTATTATTTGTTTCATTGAATTTCTTATATTCTTTTCTACAGAATCTTCCGTGTAGCAGAGCTGTATAAGTAGATGGTTTAATACCGTATTTATCATAAAAATCCTTCCTTGTTGTTTTAAACCAAAATTGCTTTTTAAAGTCATATATTTCTATCTCCTTTAAAGGGGTATCTCTCTTACTTATTTTTCTTTCTTTCCTTCTAATCCATTCTTTTGTTAAATGAAGCCCTTTTTCATAATCATCATAATACATAAAGTTTGAATTGTTTTTCTTTGAGCCTTTTAATTTCTGAGATAAGAGATTGTACTGACTTTGGTTATTTTCATAATTTCCTTTACCTATGCTTTTAGCGGCTTCTCTAAGACAGTAGAATATGTCTAATGTATTTGTGTTTATAATTTTTAAATAACTATTTTTTATTTTATATCTATTAATCCATTTCTCTGTTAAATGTTTTCCGTTTTTATAATCCTCTAACTTCATCCAGTCACTATTAGGATGGTCTTTTTGTAATACATTTCCGAATATTCCGTATTTTTTAGTCAATTCAGAACCAGATTTTAAGACCTCTAAAGTTTCTGTATTTATAACTTTCTTAGACATTCTTTTACTTAGTTTATTCCTTGCGTTTTGTGTAGGTATATGACCAGTAGCACCTTTTCCACCATCATCAAGGTTAACAAGATTACCTAATCCTAAATCCTTTCTTCCTATTTCAGAAATTAAAAACACTTCCAACTCATAAGCATCATCTATACTAAGGTCTTTAGCAACAACATCTACTAATCTATCGTGTTTTTTGTACACATTTATCCACCACTTATTCCTTGAGTGAGTAGTATAGGCTCTATCTTGCTCACCCATACCTACGTAAAATATAGTTCCTTCTGTTTTTTTTCTATGTAAATAAACAACTTTGTTTTTAACTTCTTTGCTCACCTTCTATATATTATCTTTATACTTATCAGCTAACATTATGTAATGGTAATCACTATTACTTAGTTTAAGGCTTAGTAGGTCTTCCTTAGCTTCTTTTCTTTTGTTACCTGTAGGTAAGCTATCTATTAGTTGTTGTAGCTTCTGTGTTAGTTTTTTTTTCATCTTAATTAAGTCTTAGGAAATCAGATTCAGCATATTTCAAGAACCATTCTTTATTGTTCTCGTATTTATCTACAATAGATTCAAGTATTAGTAACTCTTCTATCTGGTATGATGCTATTTTATCTATAATAGATTCTACCTTGTTTAAGATATTCGTTGCCATTTCAGGGTCTGTCTTGTAAACGTTATCAAACTCTTCTCTTACGATAGGCTCTAAGATACTGTTTGTTCTATTTATCTGTTGTTTTAGGCTTTGCTTGTATCTGTTGGTAGCTACAATCTCTTCATTAGCTTCTAATAGTAATTGAGATAATAGTACTGTCTTTAGGTACGCAATGGACTCTTTTGTTATTTGTTGTTCGCTCATAATATTTATTTTAGTTTAGGTATTATTTCTTCTACGTTAGTAAATCTTGTTCTTAGTTCTCTTCTTGACATTTTCTTTAGCACACCATCTTCTCTCTTTATAGTATCTAATGCTTTATGTGCTTTGTCTAAATAACTTGGTTGGCTATTAGGGTGAGTTGATAGTGTAGAACTGATTGTGTAAACTTTGTATGTCTGTAAACACTTAAACACTCCAAACCTTATACCATCCTTATCATCTAATATATTCAATGTCAACCAATTTGATACAAATATAATAAAATTATTTTACATAACAAGTATTATTAACACAAAAAATTAAAATAGAGTTATCTTATTATAAGAATATTATATTTATGGAGTTTACGATACCTGCAACATTAAGAGATGTTAGATTAAGTCAATGGCAAAGATACATTGATGTTTATGACAAAAACAAAGATGAAGATGCTACAGAGTTTCTAAACAAGAAAGTGTTAGAGATATTTTGTGATGTAAAGTTATCAGACGTTGATAAGATAGGTTTAAATGTGTTTGACGAAACGTTAGTTCACTTATCATCTGTTTTAAACAGTAAGCCAGAACTTTCACAGACATTTAAGTTAGAAGGTACTGATGGAGTTGTTGTAGAGTTTGGTATGATACCTAACTTAGACAAGATGAGTTATGGTGAGTTCATTGATTTAGAAAAGTATTTATTCTCTGACAAGGATTTACATAAGGCTATGGCAGTTCTTTACAGACCAATAAAGTTCAAGAGTAAAGATAAGTATCTGATACACGAATACAAGGGAACGTCTTATATGGCAGACGTAATGAAAGATACTCCTTTAGATGTTGCAATTAGTGCGAGGGTTTTTTTTTATCGTTTAGCGACAAAATTAGGGAACTATACGATGGCTTATACACTCAAACAGTTACAGGAGAAAAATCAGAACAAGCAAGACAAGGATTCGGTAAAAAATGGGGAGACTATCAAGCAATATTTACTCTCGCTGGAGAAGATGTTAGAAGAATCGGAGAAGTTACAAAACTTCCAATACATCAATGTTTAATGTACTTGGAATTTATAAAAGATAAATCAGAGTTAGAAAATAGAATACTAAAACAACAAACAAGATGACACACATCTACAACATATTAGATACCATAAAAGACGAATTATTAACTAATCCATCTGTAAGTACTGTTACATACGGAGATTTAGCAGATGTAGACTTAGATAAGACTACTATGTTCCCTTTATCACACTTATTAATAGATAGTGCCTCCTATGGAGAGAGGACTGTTACATTCAATATAAAAGTATTATGTGCTGATATAGTTGATTACAACACTAAGAAGTCTGATTTCGACTTGTTTTATGGCAATGACAACTTGCACGATGTATTAAACACTCAGTTTCAAGTTATAAACTCTTTAATAATGAAGTTAATGAGAGGTGATTTATTTGAAATGAATTATCAGGTAACGACACAACCATCTGCACAACCATTTAAAGAGCGTTTTAGCAACGAATTAGCAGGTTGGAGCGTAGATATAGCTATAGAGATTCCTAATGGCATAAGCATCTGCTAATGGAAGGAGAGAATCTAAAGTTAGCATTAAAAGAGGTTGGTAAACTAATAAAGAAGAATCTAAAACAAGCAGCTAAAGATGATAAATTTTCTGCTTCAGGAGACTTAGATAGGTCTTTTAAATATAGGGTTGAAGACAATGAGTTATACATATTTGGAAAACAGTATGCAAATGCTTTATCTGATGGCATAAAGAATAAAGGGAAGTATGGTTATAAGATGGCTGATGAGTTAGCTGAATGGGCTAAGTCAAAAGGAATGAGACCTTTATTTAGAAACAAGAAAGGTCAATTTAGAAAGGTGTATGAAAGCAGTTGGAAATCTTTAGGATTTGTTTTAGCAAGAAGTATAGCAGGTAAATCTAATGCTGAAAACCCTAAAAACAAAGAAGGAGGTATCTCTAAGAGATTTGGCTACAAAGGTAGTGGATTTATTAAAGCAGTACAAGAACAAACAAGAGAACAAATTAAAACAATATTAAAAGAAGGTTACAGAAAGGATATACTGTTAAGCCTTAATAAATTAAAATCAATTAACTAATGGCAAAATTTACAAGAAGTCCGAGTTTTGAAAGCATAAGCCACTCAAACGCATCTTATGGAATATTAAAGCTATATGTTTGGACTGGAGATAAAAACACAGTACCTACAAATCCTACATACACCATAAGGAAATCAGCAACAACACCTACAACTGGTAATCCAAGAGTATCTTTTGAAGTATCTGAATTGATAAGAGATTATTTAGATATTGAATTTGATGGAAATTATAGTGGTCAAGGTGTATGGGTAAAAGTAGATTTAGATGTTTATAATTCTTCTAATATATCAGTTATTGACTATGAATACACTACAATAGCTTTTGATGGTTATGACTATTTTGAAGACCCATTGCCAATATCTTCAAATCTAATGATTACTAATAGAAAGTTATTTGTTTTAGAAGATAACGCTTTTAGAGTACCAATAGATACATCTTTAAATGACCCAACAGTTACTTTCTTAAAAGACAATGAGATTGTAGGTACTACATCATTTCAATCAAGTAATGAAAGTTCTGAACAGATAAGATACGTTTCTATTTATGGAGATACTACTAATTGGGATACATTTAAGGAAAGGGTTTTGCAAGATGGTGGTAAGGATTACGAAAGCAATAAGTGTTTAGAAGCATATTTTAACGATTACTCAATAGGGGCAGTTGATAAGATAATCATATCAAATACAAATGCTAACGTAAAAAACATAACAGTTGATGTAGAGATTTTAGAAGAATGTAAATACGAACCTAAAAAGGTAACATTTGTAAATAAGTTTGGTGCTTTACAAGATATGTACTTCTTTAAGAAGTCAGTTCAAAGTATGAATGTTGAAAAAGAATCTTATAAGTCAAATATATTAAATAGTTCAAATGGTTATAGTACAAGTAATCACGTTTACAGAGATTTTAATGTAGTAGGTAGGGAATCAATTACTTTAAGTAGTGGTTTTTTAGGTGAGGAATACAACGAAGTGTTTAAGCAAATGATGCTATCTGAAAAGGTTTGGATAACTAACATAACTGATGATGGGGAGCAAGTATTGCCGATTAATGTTAAAACAGGTGATATTACTTACAAGACTTCTTTAAACGACAAATTAGTACAATACACAATAGAATTTGATAAATCATTCGATACTATAAATAATATAAGATAGATGCAGATAGCTCAATTATACATAGAAGGTCAGAGAGTTGATATGTTTGATGATGTTAGTGTTACTATTACTGACACTATAAAAGACGTTAGAGATATTAGCAAGGTGTTTACTGAGTATTCTCAAACATTCTCCCTACCAGCGAGTAAAACCAATAACAAACTGTTTAAGCATTATTACAATAATGATATTCAGAATGGTTTTGATGCAAGAATACGAGTACCTGCTAATATAGAACTTAACTCTATACCTTTTAGGAATGGGTACATTAAACTTGAAGGAGTTGACTTAAAAAACGATACTGCTCATACATACAGAATAACTTTCTTTGGTAACACTATATCGTTAAAAAACCTTTTAGGAGACGATTTATTATCTTCTTTGTCTTGGTTAGATAATTTTAGTAAAAAGCCAAATGGTATAAACTTAAAAGTTGACAAAGATGATATAGAAGATTACTTAACAACCTCTATAAATAAATCTGTTGATGGAGTTACTTACAATAACCCAATACAAGTACCTTTAATAACGCATACTCAAAGGCTTTATTATGACAATGCTACTCACGATAATAATGGAGACGGAAATCTGTATTGGGACACTGGTCACACTCAAAATTTACACGGAGTTAAATTTAACGAATTAAAATACGCTTTAAGATTGAGTGTTATAATAAAGGCTATTGAAGAGAAATACGGATTAAACTTTAGTAATGATTTCTTCAAAGGAGGAGATTCTTCTTTTGATAATTTATATATGTGGCTACATAGAACTAAAGGTAAAGTTACAAGTGGAGGTCAACTACTATCATCTACGTATTTTGTTAACGACTTTCCTGATTATAGTCTTTATAATGGAAGTTTTATGGAGAATGGTTTTTTGACTTTAAATGATGGTTATTACTTTTCTAATCAAGTTTTACAGTTAAGTTTATCAGTTAACTCTTCTTATAGTTCTGTTCCTTATTCCGTTGTTGTATTTAGGGATGGTGTAAATGTCTATAACGCTTCAAATATAATCGGAAGCATAGTTAATGTATCTGTACCTGTATCTAATAATTCATCTTATAGTATTCAAATATCCTCTAATCAAACAATTTTATTTGATAGAGCGACTTGGAATTATTCATACTACGATAGTGATATTGATTCTTTTGTAAATGAAAATTATATAACTACATTTAGTTTTGTTGTAAGTGTTTCTATTAACTTTAACATTACACAGCAAATACCTAAGATGAAGGTATTAGATTTCTTAACATCATTATTTAAGATGTTTAACTTAGTCGCATACGTTGAAGGAAGTGAAATGGTTGTAAAAACATTAGATGAATTTTATGATAATCCATCAGCAGGTTCTCCTTACGACATAACAAAATATGTGGATGTTAATTCATCGCAAGTAAATTCAGCATTACCTTTTAGAGAGGTAGTTTATACTTATAAAGGATTAGGAACTTTCTTGGCAAAGCAACACGAACAGTTATTTAACAAGGACTGGGGTAAAGAAGAATATAAAGGCTCTGATGGTATTATATTATCTGAAGGTATATTTAAAAACGAGATACCTTTTGAGCATATGAAATTTGAGAGATTAATAAACTTAAACACAAGTGCTTTAACTGATATACAATGGGGATTTTGCGTTGATGACAATCAAGATAGTTATATTGGAAATCCTTTGATTTTCTATATGACACGTAAAATATTACCTCAAGGAAGTCCTATATCTTTCGTAGATGCAGTAAATGGAGAAAATGTTCCTACAAGTCATAAAGAAATTTCATCTTATTATGTACCTTCTAACTCAGATTTTCAAGCTACTCAAGAAGAAGATAGACAATCTTTAAACTTTAGTGCTGAAAAAGATGAATGGGATTTAGTTACTACAAGGAATGTACTATTTAATAACTATCATAAAAACTATATTTCAAATGTTTTTGATGAATCTAATAGGTTAAAGAAGATAAGTGCTTATTTACCATTAAGAATATTGTATAAATACACATTAGCAGATAGATTTGTTTACTCAGGTAAAAGTTATAAGATTAACTCAATAGAGACAGATTTCTACACAGGTAAGTCTGAGATAGAGTTGATTAACGACTATGTTAATATTCCTATTGATTTTGAAGCACCAACTACGCCTACTAATGTACAATTAGTTCAAGGCTCAGAGACGTCTACAAGTTTTTCAATAACTTGGACTGCTTCAACAGATAATGTCGGTGTTGTAGGTTATAATATAGACTTAAATCAAGGAGATATAATTATTGCAACAGGAAATGTAACAACTTATGAAATAACAGGATTATCTGAATACACAACATATTATGTTAGAGTAAGTGCGTTTGACGCATCAGGAAATGAGTCAGGTCTTTCATCACCTGCTTTAGAAGTAACAACAACACAATAATGATAAGAGAAACATTAGAATTACTAAGAAACAACGAATGGTTAATTGAAGATAAGGATGTCAATATAGCTAAAGGACTATATGAAATGCCTTCTAATTTCAGAGAGTTAAGAACAAATATAAAAAGAAAAAAACTAACAAATGGCAAATAGTACTGAAAATATTAATTATAAAATTACTGTAGATGCAGAATTAGGAATAGCTACAGTAAGAAATCTTAAAGGTCAAATTGTAGCAACAAAAGTACCTGTAAAAGAACTTAGAAAAGAGTTTGGTAACTTCGCTAAGACAGTTAATTCAACTAAATTTAATAATTTTAAAAAAGGATTAGATACTGCAACAAAATCTAATCAAAATCTAAGAACTGCATCAGGAGCAGCTACATCTTCTGTAATGGAACTTGGTAGAGTTATTTCAGATGCTCCTTATGGTATTCGTGGTATGGCGAATAACATTACTCAATTAGTTTCTCAAATGGGTTTTGCAGTAAAATCAACAGGTAGTTTAAAACTTGCGTTAAAGGATATGTGGTCTGCTCTTATGGGACCTCTTGGTATTGTTTTAGCAATTACTGCTGTTGTATCTGCTCTTGACTTTTTTGCAGGTAGTCAAAAAAAATCAGAAAAAGCAACTGACAAAAACACAGAAAGCCTTAAAAAACAAATAACTCCTTTAAATAAATTATTAAATCTTTATTCGTCATTGAAAAAGGTTTTATTTACATCAAAAGATAATGAAGCTATAAACGCTTTTAATAACAACTTTTTATCATTGGATGAAACAGTTAAGGTTTTGACAAGGAATTTTAGTGAGTTTAAGAACGCATACGATAAGTTATCTGAGGACGACAAGAAAAATAAAGATTCAGTTAAAGCACTTGTGGATGGTTATTCTGAATTACTTAAATTAAGAGAGTTAGAAGAAAAGCAAGTATCAAGAATGAGTGTTCTTAGAGAGATTGTTGACAAAAAGGGTAGGACAATTTCAAGTAATGGATTAACACGACTAAGGGATGAGGCAAAAGAATTGGACACTCTTGAAAATAGTTACATAAGAACACAAAAAAGATTAATTAAGTTAGATGAATATTTCTCTAAAAATTCAGAAGACTCCGAAGATAGACCAAAAGCATTTACTTTATTTACACCAGAAAGTCAGAAGAAACAAATTGAAAATGGTAAAAAGCTATTAAAAGCAGTAGCTAAAGCTATGAATGTCGAATTGGGTAAAAACCCAATAGACTTAAATAAATTAATAGATGTTGAATTAAGTGATGAGACTAAGGCTGCAATAGCTGAGTACAATAGACAAATTGCTATTGAAATGGCTTTAACAGACAAGTTGTTGGGAGCAGAAGGGTTTGTCTCAAAATCACAAGAAGTTTTAGGAAGTATGACTGATTTTATGAACGCTCAATTCAAACGAGAGTTAACAGTAGAGCAAAATAAAACAAACGCTTTAAATGTAGAGCTAAATAATAGATTAAATAACGAAAATCTATCAAAAGATGAAAGGGTTAAAATTCAAAATCAAATAGCTATAAATGACGAAAAACTAAGAGTAAAGCAAGAGAAAATAGCTAAAAAACAATTTGATATGAATAAGGCATCAAATATAGCAAACGCTTTAATGGACACATCTGCTGCTGCTATAGGTGTTATGAAAGATGCTAAAGGTGGTTTTCTTGCAAGGCTATCACAAGCGTTACCTACCATTGCATTTGGTTTAGCTCAGGTAGCTACAATTTCAAGACAGAAATTTCAAACTTCAGCAGCCAAGACACCTATACAAACCGCTACAAATGGTGGTAGTGATTCAGCATCTGAACGCTCTGAGCCTTCGTTTAACATAGTAGGGAGGTCTGGTGAAAACTTACTTATAAACGCTATACAAGCACAGTTTGGTAAACCATTAAAGGCTTATGTAGTATCAAGAGACGTTACTACCCAACAACAATTAGATGGTATGATTGTAGGTCAAGCAGGTACTTAAAATAAAACAAAATATAACAAGTTAAGTTAACATAATATAAAGAAGTTAAATATGGAAGGATTAGATACAATAGAATTGTTTATAGATGAGTCAAGAGAAGAGGATGGTATTGAAGCTATCTCTTTGGTTGAGTCTCCTGCGATAGAAGAAAACTTTATTGCATTAAGCAAACATAAAGTAGAGTTCAAAACAATAGATTCTGATAAAAGAATTATAGTTGGACTTGCGTTAGTTCCAGATAAGCTGATATACAGACGTAGAGGCGATTACGAATACAATATAGTATTCTCTAAAGATACTGTAAGAAAAGCCTCTGAGCTATACTTAAAACGTCTTAAAATAAACAATGCAACATTAGAACACGATGACCAAATGACAAGTGGTGTTTCTGTGATAGAATCTTGGATAGTAGAAGACCCTAATAAGGACAAGACTGCTCTATACGGATTAAATGCAGTACAAGGTGCTTGGGCAGTTACTATGAAGATAGATAACGATGAGGTATGGGAAGATGTTAAAGCTGGTAAATACTTAGGATTAAGCATAGAAGGTATGTTTAGCGATAACGTAGAAGATGTTGAGGAAGTTGAGGCAAGTAATGTCTTAGAGGAGATAAAGAAACTATTAACCGAAGATGTAGAGTTAAAATCTTATACTGATTATCCACAAGGTGCAACAAATAATGCAAAAAGAGCATTAAAGTACAAGAAAGAGAAAGGAAGTTCTTGTGGTACAAGTGTAGGATGGACAAGAGCAAGTCAATTAGCTAATAGAGAACCTTTAAGTAGAGATACTATTGCAAGAATGGCATCATTTAAAAGACATCAGCAACATAAAGACGTACCTTACTCAGAAGGGTGTGGTGGTTTAATGTGGGATTGTTGGGGTGGTTCAGCAGGTGTTAATTGGGCAATAAGCAAGTTAAAAAAGATAGACAATGAGAGCTAAATATTGCAAGTGCAAAAACACTTATTCTATAAAGTGTGATAAGAATAAAAACAATAGCAAGTGTAAAGCACCTGATTATTGGAAGCAAGGTATAGGCTCTATTCACAAGGAATCAGAAGAGTAAAATAAGACAGTAAATTTTTAAATAGTTATATTAATATAAACCAATAAGTATGAAAGCAACAGAAATCCTTAACAATGTTAAAGACCTTTTAAATCTTTCTAAGGAAGAATTGAAAGTTGAAGACATCGCAGTTGAAGAGTCAGTAGAATTATCTACAGAGGAAGTAACTGAAGAAGTTAAAGAGGAAGTAGAAGAAGTTGTACTTGCTGAAGAACCAGCAGAAGAGGTTGTAATCGAAGAGGAAGTTGCGGCTCCTTCTATGAGTTACGCTACTTCTGAAGAGTTATCAGCAGTAAAAGCAGAACTACTTTCTATGATTAAAGCGTTAATCGAAGATAAGCCAATGGGTGATGTAAAGGACATTCCAGAGGAGTTATCAAAACAAGAAGAAGTTGAATTATCTGAGGATGTAGAAGAAGTTGTACACTCTCCAGAGAACTCGATAGAGACTAAAAAGAATTTATTATCAAACCTAAATCAACCTATGACTATTGAACAAAGAGTCAATAGAATGTTATTTAATTAAAAATTGTAAACAATGGCTACTACTACAAGTATTACTACTACTTACGCTGGAGAATCAGCAGGGAAATATATTTCTGCTGCATTATTATCAGGTAACACTATCGCAAATGGTGGATTAACTATCCGACCAAATGTAAAATTTAAAGAAGTTGTAAAAAGATTAGAATTAGACGGAATTACCAAAAACGGTACTTGCGACTTTTCTGATACTTCAACTTTGACTTTAACTGAAAGAATCCTTGAACCAAAGGAACTACAAGTTAACTTAGAACTATGTAAGAAAGATTTCCGTTCTGATTGGGATGCAATCCAAATGGGATATTCTGCATTTGACAACTTACCATCTTCTTTCCAAGACTACTTAATCTCTTATGTTGCTTCTAAAGTAGCACAAAAGAATGAGCAGAACATATGGGCAGGAGCAGATGGAGAAGGTTCATTTGATGGATTCTCTACTCTATTAGCTGCCGATGCTGCTTTACCAGCTGCACAACAAATTGCAGGAACTACTGTAACTGCTGCTAACGTAATAGACGAGTTAGGAAAAGTAGTTGACCAAATCCCTTCTGCTTTATATGGTAGAGACGATTTGTTTATCTATGTATCTCAAAACATCTTTAGAGCATACAAGAGAGCATTAGGAGGATTCCAATCTGGAGGACAAGGTGCTGCTGGTGTAGGTTCTCAAGGAAACAACCAAGACATCAACATCTTATACTTTGATGGTGTAAAAATCTTTATGGCTAACGGATTAGCAGCAAATACTGCTGTAGCAACTACTAAAGATAACTTACAATTTGGAACTGGTTTATTATCAGACCACCAAGAAGTAAAAGTTTTAGATATGGCTGACTTAGATGGTTCTCAAAACGTAAGAATCATTATGAGATTTACTGCTGGTGTACAGTACGGGGTTGTTGAAGACATCGTAACTTACGGAATCTAAGATTCAAATAAATAAATACAAAAAAGGGGTGGGTAATTACTACCTATCCCTTTTTTTATAACTAATAAATAAAAAATAAATATTATGGCTTGTGATATTACTTTAGGTAGAACAGAACCTTGTAAAGATAGTGTTGGAGGAATCAATGCTGTTTATTTTGTAAATTTTGGAGATATAACCAGTATA